GCTCTGAAGCTGTTGCCTCTGATTGCATTGCCATATTACTTCTCCATTTTCTTAATTTTCTTATTCAAGTCTGCCATTCCAGCTAGGATAGCTCCGATAGCCTTATTGGTATCAACAACCTTTTGACCTGATCCATTCTCATCAACCATAGTCTTTCCAACAGCTGTTTTTTCAAGATCCTGTGCCATTACACCAGTTTTTTCACCAGTTCCGTTAGTTTTGTTTTTGTAGTTGTAATTATACTCTTTAATTGCGTTCATGAAAGTTTCAATTTCGTTCGCAGAACCTTTGGCTGGTTTAATGTTTTCTTTTTCAGTTTCGTCTGAAAGCATTGCAGCCGTAGTTCCAATCCCTGCTATGCCTTGTATAAACGCTTGCTGATCTTGCTGCTTTGCTTGTTGGTTAGCTAGCCCAGACTGTAGAGCTACCCCTCTCTGAGCAGCAGCCTGTTGAGCCAAAAATTGGTCGGCACTGTTTTGTTCCTGTTGTGCCATAATTGCGCCTGCCTGAGCGTTTTCAAGACCCATTTGTTGGTTTCCAATCTGCGCCTGTCTAAATGCCAAGGCAGGATTTGACGAACCTCTTGATGAGGCAGCTATTGCGTTAGCTAGTTGAGCTTGCTGCCCTGTTGCTTGGTTTAGTTGCGCCTGAGCAATAGAGGGAGTTTTTCCAGAGGCAATATTTCTTTGTCTTGCCAAGGCTTCCTGCTCCCCAAGCTTTGCACCTTGAGTCATCTTGAATGAATTAGAAGCTTTTTGTCTATTCTGCCCACCCATTTATAGCACCTTTGTTAAAATAATTAAGTCTTCATGTGAGGATTTAACCTCAAAACCGTATGCAAAAAGCCCTTTTAATGACGAAGTAGCTCCATTTGTGCTTGGAACAACAGTCCCACTAAGAAACTTACACCCAGAACTACGAGCAATGTCAGCGCATTTGTCGGCAAGATCTGAGCCAACCATTGACCTTCTATGTTCTTTAAGTACAAAAATATCTTTAATGTAGCACTCTTCTCCTGCGATCTTGTACGATAAGCAAGCCTTGTCAGTTTCAAGTGTCTCATATCCTTCTCTCTCTTTAAAATATTCTGCCCACATTAGTATTTCCTTGTCGCTGGTAGTTTCATTGATCCAGACTTTATGCCAACCTCTAAAGTTAAAGCAGATAGCGTCATTGACTCACCAACAGGGTTAACGTCTTCAATAACAAACTGAATAGATTCACACTTCTGTTTCTTTAAGTGTATTCGGTATTGATATTGACTGTCACTAATTAGGGGCAAAACGTTGTAAACTTCTGAGTAATTGGTGGCATAATCATAGTAAGCCGTAACCCTTAATGTATGAGCCGACTTAAATTCACCTAAAATATTTAACGAGTAAATCCTTCCAAAGTCCTGAAGTCCTGAAAGTTTAAGCCATGGCGTTATGACAAAAACAGGATAAGGATTCACGTCGTCTATAAAGGATTCCTCAACTTCTTTAACAGGAAGTCCACCAATAATAGAAACTGGGTTATTTGCCCAAATATCAGCATTTACTGATGTTTGTACCTGAAACGTAGACCATGAGTTAAATAAAAAGTTATAAACTAGGCAGTTTCCACCTTCAGTATAAAACCGCGCCTCGTTAAACTTATCCGAAACTAAAGCGGAACAAATTCCTTCAAGGTTAAAGTCCTCAACAGCTGCTCCTATATAGGAAGTTTGCAATCCTCTATCTAATAAATAAATCCCCTTTCTGGATTTAAACATTAGCCCGTTTGGACCATTCAAAACGCTCCTTGGGTCAACACAACCAACATCCGAAGAAACAATCTCAGGATCAGTAAATGTTGCACCTGCTCCAGTATCGTTAGGTCCATCACCTTGAATAAAATAGATTGAGTTTTGTCTAAAAATAATTAACTTACCGTCAAGGTATCCAAGGGCTGACATTGGAGATTTGTCAGCACTCGCACCTGAAGAAATACGAATCCTATAAAAATCTGAAAAAGATACAGCTTCCCCAAATATTTGTTTGTTAGAATAGGCAATTTCGTCTTCTTCTTCTAGCCCACCAAGAAACAACCTGTTACCCCCTGCAGTAGAAAATTTAGCATTTGGAGTTGAGTCGCTCTCAAGAACCCCACCAGACGTATAAAGAATTTCATTGTTTATAATGTCCGAATCAGGAGAAGCATCATTAATGATTTTATTTAATGGTGACGCGTTCTCTGATACGCTACTTACTCGGTAAAAAACAGATCCTCCGTTGGTTGTTCTGTATAAAACAATCTCTGTCCCATACTGTAGCTCAAAATTAATGTAATTATCTTTATAGGACCCCTTGAAGGATTTGAGTGAAATGACAAGGTAAGTCGTATTTGCACCAGTAACAATCTGAACAGCAGGAGAAGGAATAGACCTTTCTATCTCTCCTTGACCGTTGTAGTAGTTGTAAACAGCAATGTAGTTAAATGTTTTTGATGCAACATCAGGATTCGGTCCTCCTGAAGTATTGGCTGTTACACCGTCAATTTTTGGTCTTAAATAAAAACCACTCTCGTAAGCCCCTCGTCCATCTAGTGAAAATGTTGCGCCATTTGTATAGTAATTTGTTTCACCAAGCTTTTGTTTTACACCAGACGATAAGTCATTGTTAAAGTTTAATGAAAGTTTTGAAATTGCCACGTTTGCATTAAAATCATAAGAAGAAGTGGTGTTTGTGTCAACGCCATAAAGCTTTTCCACCATTGTGTAAGCGTTTCCAAGAGCAATAACTGAGTTGCAAGTTCCTGTATAAAAGCTTGCTGTTGTTACTTGAACAACTCGACTTTTTGACAATCCAAAAGGTGAAAATGTAGTAGAAAATTTTTCCTTGTCCATATTGTAAACAAGACCAGTTGGTTGAGTAATTTCTGGGCACTTAACTACGACAAAGTTTTCACCATCTAAAACAAACGGACGGCTTATAACTACTGCCCTAGTTACCCCAGCTAAAATTGAAGGTTCAATATATGTGTAAGACGCGCCAAAAGTAGCAGTAAACTTTTGCACTGCTGCTAAATCAAAAGAAAAGGCCCCAGTTTGAGTTGTTGCCATAACAATTGTTGAACCATTTGCAATAATTGCAATATCTCTTAATGTTGACCAAGACCCAGAAGATAGAGTTTCTGCAATTGAAGTTGTCATTGTAGTTTTATTCATTCCAATTCCATCTATGTATGATTGGTTTGGAACAGGGACAATATTATGAATAAAAAAAACGTGAATATCGGTAGAAGTTTGGCATATTGAAAAACCAAGGGCTGTAGATCCTGACAAAGATGACCCTAATCCATAAGATAGAACGTTTGTATATGTTGATATTAACGCACCAGCTAATGAATACTTTCTAATCTTTAAAGTTGTTCCAATCATAGAGGCAAGATAAACATTAGAAGAATCCCTGCAAACATCCATTTTGTAAAGAGAAAGGATAACTTCTATTGTATACTGGGGCACAATATCGTCTAAATTTTTATCTAAAACGACTTGCCTCAACTGATTAAGTATTTGGTCAAAAAAAACTTGTATACAAGGCTCACCGTTTGATACTGTTATCATTATTTTCTGTTGTGCACGACGAGGACCAGCTGTAGTATTTTGAGTCTCTAACCTTCTTATTTTTTTGACACCAGTAACAATGTCTTCTAAAACAATTGTCACGTATTCTTCAGGATTAGCTGCTAGATTTCCAAACTCTTGATATTCTCGGTAAACAGTAGCGATTAATCCTAATGATTCGTTGTAGTCCATGTCAGGATTAAAGTGATTGTACGCAGACTTTGAAAGAAAGTCTGATTTAACCTTAACAATATCCTTCATGTCGGACATTTTGCACCACTGGTCGGCACCTGGAGACAACGAATAGACACCTTCTGGTGAGATTACGTTCATTGCTTGATCGTCTGATACTATTGCAAAGCAAGAGGCAAGCGTTCCGCTGGATGTATTAGTTATTAAAGGCTCAAGACCAAATCTTTTTTGAATCTTCCCTGTCTTATAAAACCTTACGTTTTGCAGCTGTAAAGACTTTCCTGCCATGACCTGTTTCTGGTCTGTTTTCAGGTCAAGCCCTTCAGCTATAGGAATAGTTATTACTTGTTTTTGTAGCATTTTAAAATATCCATAATTTAACATCAACCGCAGATGATGCTCTAAGAGTTATTGTTTTTTTGTTCCATGAAACTCGCCAAATGTTTGAGTTTGCGGTTTGATCTACTATTAAAAATCCGTTTGGAATAACATCTAGCCCATGCGGAATTTCTGTGTTGGACGTTCCGATTGTAGTAGAAATTGATGATCCAGTAAGAAACTCCGTTCTCATTATTTGATCCAAAAACTCTTTGATTCTATCAAAGCACCTAGATGCTTGAGGCTCGTCTACGTTTGATGTTTTTAATGGTTTTAAAATCATGCTATCCTCTATGTAAAAAGAGGCCCATAATAGTTAGTCTCATTATCGTAGATACGCATAGGTTCTGACTGGTCGCGATTTTCTGCCATTGCTTCTAATCGTCCATAAAGAACAGCAAGTTCTTGGTCAACCTGGGAAGTATCTGACTCTTCTTTAACTAAAGCTTTTCGTGCTGACTTAAGAACCACAAACTCATCCCATCCATTGAATCCGTTTAATACGTCACCGTCTGCCACTAGATACGTTATTAATGGAACATACCATAGTCTTATAACACGTCCAGCAGAAAGGCTATTAGGGCTAATTGTGATCTTGTCAGCGCGTAGTCGATATTTAACGTCTGAAATAAAGTAATTGAGAGGGGACCTTCCTTGGTTCCTTTCAGTTACCTCAAATCTTTTCATCTTATAGTAATATCCATCCTGTCCCAAAAGCTCCACCCACAAAACTTTATAAAAGTCTGCAGGCAGGGAATATTCATCTTGGTTTGTGGCTATTGTATAAGACTGCGATAAGGCATAGTAATCATTTCCGACCTTAGAGATTATTATGTCCCTAAGCTCGGAAATGGAATAATTGATGTAACGAGTCCATTCCGCATCAGAAACAAACGTGGAGTTCTCCATATTTGATCTTTCTTTGCATGAATTTCTTAGCTGAAGAAGAGTAATGTTGGACATTAATCCTCCTCAGAGTAATCTTCTTCCTTGCCGCACATTTGCATGAACTGATACAGGGATTTTGCAAGCATCTTAGGATCTTTTGAATCCAAAGCACTCATGATTTCGCCTGCCATCGATTCTTTTGCTGCTGAGAAATCGGACTCAATAGGCCCAACTTCTTTTTCCTCAATAGGCTTGTATTCGCCTAAAATAGCAGCAACCTTGCGCTTGTTATCGCCTAACATACCCATCATAAAAACCTCTTAAGTGATAGAAGAGTTTGAAAGAAGCAAGTTGATGTAAACATCACAAGCATCAGTAACGTTAGCAGCAGAACCAGCAACTTTAGTTGTTAGGTTCATTGTTTTAGATGATAAGTTAATAGCATCAATTGAGACTGCAATGTCCTGAGTTGAATCAGAAACACTTGCAGAAGCAGATCCAACAGCAAAATATTTATCATCAAGAGTAATTAAATAAAGACCTGTACCAGTTTTAGTAACCGAAGCCACGCCCTTAATAGAGTATGAACCGACAGCAGCCGCAGCACTTAGTGGAATTTTTCCAGCTAAGATAACTGGTTTTTTGAAAAAGCTGTACATAAATTGTGTGAAATAACGATTAGCCATTTGAAACTCCTTGGTTTTAGGGTGGTTCCCCTATCTTGGATTAAGTTGCCAAGTCAGAATTAAGGGAGAGCCGAAGCCCTCCCATTTTAAAATTATACTGTGAAGTTACCGTTGAAACCTGGAGCGTAACAGATAAACTGTTTGTATCCACCGATACGGATCTGTTCAGCATCTTCAGTTGCAAGACGTAATGCCTTGTTACCATCTTGGTCAAGGATTCGGATTGATTTTTTCAATGAAGCAAGTTCCCAAGTATTCATTTGAGCAATCCAAAGCTTGTTAGAAGGTACAGTTTGGTCGGCAAGAACTGTCACTGGCATTTTACCAGAGAAAACCTTGATACCACGGAAACCGATACCGATTGGAGACTGAACATCAACGTATTGAACTTTTGAACCAAGAGAGTTTTCCAATTCAGCAAACTTCTCATAGTTAAGGAAAGCGTAGTCAGCTTTAGAGCCTTCTCGAGAAAGAAGTTTAAGAGCTTTAACTAACGCTTCTTCAATTGGAAGCGCAGATAGGTCGTCACGAATACCAGAAAGACGAGTAATATCTGGAGTTCTATCTATACCAAAGAAAGGAGTTGCAG